CTAAAACATCATGAAACTCTTGAAACGCTTCTATTTCGCCAAATTGATCTCCAAGATAAGTTCTATTATTAAATTTTAATTTTCCTCCAACTAACTCAACTGGAAGTGGTTTAGTTTGTGAAGTTCCTATTCTTCCTGCTTTAAGTAATGCTTCACCTACATCAGTAATATCTGAGTCATATCTCATATGAAATCTAAGTATGTCCCAATTAACTTTGTATTTATTTTTTCCAACTAACTCTACAACTGCTGGTATTTCTATTGCTTTACCAGCGTTAATTTGTGCTTGAGTAGCTTTAACAAATCTACCTTTGTCATTTCTAATAATGTAAGTTGCTTGCCAATTTGGATTTTTTGCCCAACCTGCTTTAACTGCTAAATCAGCATATAAGTCATGAACCATATTCATAATTGCATTTTGAGGTGATGCTTTTTGTAAAGACTGTAATTTTCTAATTTGCATTTGTGCTATTCGTCTAGCTAATTTATGTTCTTTTCTAATTGTCTTAAATAACTCTTTAGTAACATTTTTCTTAGATGTCATTAAACCGCTATATAGTTCAGCAGTTTTGTCATCTATTTTTTTAACTCTTTCTAATAATTTTTCATAAGATTTATTTAACACATCATCACTAAGGTTCTTACCCTCATCTAGCATTTCTTTAAATATTCTTCCAGTCTCTGGATTAAATATTTCTTGTAAACCAGTAGTGCTTAAGTCAGGGTCTAATCTAACAATTTGTTGACCTTCTGCTGTAGTTTCTACAGGAGTTGTTTTTCTCTTTTGAATTGCTTTAATACGATCTATTTCATCTTGATATTTTATTAATAATCTTTCTGTTTCAATAGCTTCAGAATTATTTCTAGCAATATCTTTAGCTTCATCTAATTTTTTAGATGCAGCATCAACTTGCTGAGTTTTTATTTCTAAAGCATCTTGTAATTTTTTATTGACATTGCCAACTTTTTTCTGAGCATTAAATTTTAATTCTATTTCTGATAACTCATTTCGTAACTTAGCTAAATATTTTTCAGCACTTGTAACATCTGAACCTAATCTTTTTTTAGTTTTAGCTGCACTTGCTTTAATAGTTTTTATTTGTTCATTAAGTGCTTTTAATTTATTAGATAAAGATTTTGAGTTAAATACACCTTCAAAAAGAACAGCTTCTTGTTCAACAATTTCAGCACCTGCTGGTATTTCTTTTGACAGGTCATCAATCTTAGTTTGCTGTGCAGCTTTTTGTTTATTAAGTTTTCCAAGTCTTTCAGATTGTCTAGCAATAATATCAGCTTGAGCATCTAATGTTCTTTGCTCAGATTTAGATAATTTATCTCCTCTGCTTTTTAATTCCTTTTGAACTTCTTTAGCTCTTTTAATACTTTTATTAACTTCATCAATTTTACTGTCTAAAGTTTTAATAACACTTTGGTATGTTTTCTGTTGAGAAGTTATTTTCTGTGCTTCGTCTAATGCTTCTACTCTATTAATAGAAGTTTTAGTTGCACTAACATTATTACCACGAACTACGTTTCTAACTTTGTATCCAGATAATCCTTCTAAATAAGCTATGTAATCTGAAGTAACAGCAATTTGTTTTTGTACTTTATTTATTTCGTCTAAGTTTGCTGCAGTACCTTTAGCTGAAACATTTGAAAAATCATCATAAGTTGCTTGAAACCAGTTATCGTATAATTTTAATTGTTCATCAAAATCATCTACAGTTGCACCAATAATTCTTGCTACTAAATCTGAAGCGTCTTGCAAGAAAGAAGGACTTGTAGTTGATAATTGTTTTAAGTTACTGTATGCAGTATTAAATTGTTTAAACTTATCTAGTTTCTTTGGTAAGCCCATTGATTTACCAAATAGAGAAGTAGTAACATTTCTAAATGTTCTACCCATTAACAAACTTCCTAATGTGTTATATGCTTTTAGAGGTTCTTGACCAGATAACATAGCATCATTTAAAACAGCTTTAAACATTTGTGTTGGAGTCTTATCTCCATTTTTCACAGATTCTTTTATTATGTTTCTAAATTTAAATTGAGTTTCAATATCAAATCCGTTAAACAAAGCATTGTATTGACGAATACCTACTTCACCTTTTTCAAACTTAATTCCAACTTCAAACATTTCTTTTGTAATTTGTTTACCTAACCAAGTTTGATTAACAAAAGCATTAACTCTACTTTTAGTTGCAAATTGTCCTAATACTTTTGAAGTACTACTTGTAACTCCAGGAGTTAATAACCAAGTCAAAGGATCACCAAGAATACTTAATGTTAAGTCCATAGCATTACCAGCAAGAGTATTTTCAAGACCTAAAACATAAGAAGGTCTGTAGTCTGCTTTTTTAATTTCTTGTTTTAAACCTGCCCAGTCACCATTAAGAGCTAACTCTTTTGCATCTTGATCAAAAGCTAATAATGTAGCACCAGTTGTTAAAGTACCTACAGCATATTTTGAATAAGCACCAAATCCAGATACTAGCAATTCACCTAAAGTATCTTTGCTATCTAAAATTCTTTGTATGTTATCTAATCTTTCTTGATTTAAAGTGTTAATGTAACTATTTACAAATGAAGCTTGTTCTGGTTCAGCATTCATGTGTGCTGCCATATACATTGAAGCAGCCTTAAACTCATCACCGTCAGCAAACTCTAAATAAGTTTGTGCTAACTCTGGTGCATATTGTTTTACTTCTTCCCAGCTGTACAAAGTTAATCTTGCATATGCTTCAGAAGTAGGGTCTCCAGCAGCTTGTTTATAATCTCTAACTTCTTTTTCTTCTAAATTATGAACCCAACCAGCTATTGTTCCTGGTGATATAGCGTTAACTGCTGCACTTAATGATCTAGAAACTATACCAAATCCTGTATACACAGCTGCTAGTCCAGCTGCTCCTATTCCATTAGTAATTGCCTGAGCTGTATTTTCTGCGTAACCATATTTGTTAGGTAAATTTTTAATAGTATCTTTAACATCACCAAATTTTTTATTTGGTCCTATAGCACTTAAAATAACATCACCAATTTCAGCTGCTATAGGAAGTATGTGTTTTGCATAACCTAATTCTTGTTCTTTATATTCTGCTAATTTTGTTACATTAAGATTTTCTGTTGATTGAGAAAACAAATTGTAGTTTTCTAAATTATAATTTTCTAACTCTTTGTTAAATATGATTTCAACTTCTTTTCTAAAATTATCTTCATTTTGTAAATAAGCTAATCTATCTTTATTTTTTTTAATTTCTTCTGCAGGTGGTATATAACCAAATCCAGTAATTGTTGTTTCAGATATTAATTTTGCAACTTCACCTTGAACTTTTCTTTCAGAAACGTCTTGTAATTCTGCTTGTTTATCTAAAGTTGCTTTTCTTGAGTGAGCATAATCAAAAACTTGTTGTTTAAAATTTTGATCTAAATTAGCCCATTCATCAAGTTGTTGTTTATTTAAACCCATTGTCCAGGTAAAGTTAGCTTGGTCTAAATCAGAAGTTAATGCTTGTTCAACAGACTTGTAATATCCAGATAATGACAAATCAAAATTATTTTCTTGAGTTGGATAATATTTAGGTAAGTCTTTTGCTTTATCTAAGACACCTAACATCTTCATGTCATAGATTTGACTTTCAGGATTATACTTATGTTCTTCTTTTTGTTCAGGATAATAAGCACTAGGAATATAAATCCCTTGTTCTATTTCTTCTTTAGGTATTTTGTTTTCTTCGTTATTCGATTTCGACACGCTGAATGCTCCTCAAGTATGCAGCGTTTTTAATATATTCAGCTGCCTGTTGTCTAACTAAAGGGATAGTACTATTTTCCATTAAGTCTCTGGCTTTGGTAACTGAATCTTTATATGCTTGTCCGTCTTCTGAAAGCAAACGAGCAGTTTGTCCTAGACCAGTTAAAGGATTATTTCCTTTCGGTGGTCCATTAAGTATGAAATCAGAACCTCTACCTATCTTTAATGGTTTAGGTGATTTAGCAGTAGGGAGACTTCTTTGAGGTGTAGGAGTAGGAGTAGGTGTTCCAGGTTCATTACCTTCAGCTACACCTAAACTAACACCGCCTTGTTTAGCCATATTTTCTGTTGCTATCTTTTCTCCATAAGGAAGACCGCCCATATCAGTTATCTGTGCCATTAAAAAACTCCTCTCCGTCGTCAATAATAAATTTCATTGTTGTAATAATAATTCCATAAGGAGTAATCAAAGGATCTAATTCTGCTTCTAATACTTCTGTACTGTTTTCTCTAATTAATTTATTTCCAGCAATATGAACATCTCTTAGAGATTCGGTGACGATACCAACAAACTCTTTCATTGTGTCGTCCATTACGCTCCTCCTAGATTTACTCCTAATGCACCTAAAGAAGGTAAATCAGGACGAGGTGGTGGTTGTCCGCCACCTAGTAAAGCTCCTAAGTCAGGTACTCCTCCTGGACCTCCAGGACCAGGCATACCAGGCATACCAGGCATTTCAGGTGTAGCAGGTTGCTGCATAGATTCAATTACCTTAGACACAAGTTCGTTAATATCTGTGTCTTCTTTTTTCATAGCATCAATCAAAGTAGCAGCTGCAGCAATATCGCCTTGCTGTGCCTTTTGATAAATACCGTTCATAAATGAATCAATAGCTTTTTGTTTAACAATTCTTAATTCTTCTCTTGCAGGGTCATCTAAGAAATCCATTTCATCTCTAGCTGTTTCTCTAGAAATCATACCTTGTTGCAAGTTCATAGAAAGTCTCATCTCTCTATTGGAAGGGTCAGTACCAGCACCGATACCATATCGTACGTTCACATCATACTGTCCAGCAATGTCTCTTGAAGGAACAAATATTTCTGCTTTCTTTTGATCATGACTATCGCCGTGTAATGTCTTTTCACCGTCGCAATAGTTCTCATCAAAAGCAAGTAGTATGTGACTAGCTTTCTCTAAGAATTTTTCAAACTGTTTATGAGCTAATGCAAGTCGTGCATCAATCTGTCCCATAGATGCTTCAATACCTTTTGCAGATACAATGCTTGCACCAGGATTACCTGAAAGTTGTCCAGGAAATGAAGCTTGTGTTCTAGCTTCGCTAGCTAATCTTGAAATTAAATCTTTAGCATCAAAATGTGTTCTTGATGACATACGTTCCATACGAGCTTCAGGACTTCTACCGTGAATAACAGCACCAGGTCCAAAGTCATCTGGGTTCATAACATCATATTCAAAAACAGGAGGATATACTTCTTCTTCAGATGAAGTGATAGTGAGTGTCATAAGTCGGTGCATAGTTCTAAGTATGTGACGTGTTTGGTCAAAGATACCTCTACGCTCACCGTCAAATGTAGGAACTCCTACTTCAACAATAGGAACTTTTCCTAGCAGGTTTGGTTCTTCTGTCAACACAACTGCATGATTATTCTTTCTACCTTTTGGAGAGATATCAGCAACTACGTGCATAATCTTGTCAGGGAAATACCAGAACCATTCTTCAACAGTATCTGTAGTTGGGTCGATAACACCTTTTGCAACAGGGTATTGTTTTATAAGTATTTCCTTAGACACTCTACGTGCAACCAGTGCTTCAACCACATTTCCTTTTGTATCTTTTAATGGATAAACATATCGAGGATCAATTCTATGAAAGTATGGGTGTCTATCTTTTTCTTCTTTATCGAAGTCTGCCCAGATACCAGCATAAGCACAACCAGTTCCAGCATAGTCACCCCACCATTGAGCCATTAACTCATTGATGTTTGATTTGTTCCAGAGTTCTTTAACTCGTCTTTCTCTTTTTCTAGCAGCCCTTTCTCCGCCTTTTAAATTTTGATTAACAGGAACAGGAACTCTAACTCCTGGTAAGACAGCTCCACCTAGTGAAGCCCAATGATGAATACCTAATTCAATAATGTTTGCTACAGAAGGTGCCTCAGCAGTAGAAGTTAAGTTACTCCAAATCATGTGCCAATCGCCATTAACGATTGCTGTAATTTCTTCTATTCTTTCTTTCCAGTCAGAGTGGGTTTCAAGTAGTAAATCACGTCTATCGTACAAAGATTTATTAGGTCGATAGACCTTACCCATATTTGTATATTCAACACTAGAACCTAGATTGTAATAATCTGACATTACCTATTCCTCAAAAACATTCTCTCCTGTATTATAGGAGGAATATTTCGTCGTGCTACGACTTTATCCATATCTACCTGAAATAATCCTTTTCCGTTACACTCGCCATTAGCTACCCAAAAAGCAATTAAAGCGTCTTGAACTTTTGACCATGGAAATACTAGCATATCATCTACCAATGGTGCGAGTTTTGCCTTATCTTCTACAGTAGCAGAAGGGAAGCAAACTAGTCCACTATGGAACAATGTAGCCATAGAACCTATACCAAAATCTTTATCCCATTTGTTGCCACGTCTTTTACCTTGTCCAGTAGTTCTATGGTCCACAAGTCTAGTTCCACTCCACTCAGCATGATTCTTTAAAGTATCATCACCTAAGATTGTCGGTGCAAAGTTAGTTTCTATAACAGTAAAAGCAACTCTATGGTCATTGTATTTCTCCCAGAACTCATACATCAGTTTATTTCGTATACCAGTCGCACCTAATCTGTGACCTACATACAAATCCACAACTGTTCTAACTTCTGTTTCTGGATTGTAGGCTAATAAAACAGATGCAGCTCTACCTGTAGTAGCAGGGTCAACGCCTAGTACTAATATTTCATCAGGGAAAACCTGTCCTAAACTTCTTGATCCACCTAATTCAAATGCTTTATCCAGCATCTCTTGTCTAAATATTGATTCAACTTGCTGTACATCTTCTTGTTGATACACAAGTTTCCACCTCATAGGGTCTCTAGCTACTATTTCAGAACGTATATCACGGAGTCCAGGTCTAAATACCTCTGAACCAGTAGCTTCATCATACTC